CTTGTGCCCTGATCAGGGCAAACAGATATATATCGTTGTTTGTATACTCAACAGAGAAGTCCGTAAGCGGTAGCTTGCTGTAAAGTTTCTGCAAAATCGCATCTATCTCGGACTGAAACTCGTCAAACTGAGAAAGCTTCTTTTTGTGTGCTACGATGATAACAAAGCTTGAGATTGTGCCAGTTCTGTCTATCTGTTCTCTCTCTAAAAACACACTCATAAGCTTTTGAACATCTGCCCGGAGTTCTTCTGGGTTTTTGTATCCGAGTGTGTGGGTGTAGTCTGGGAAAAGGGTTTTCAGTTCGTTGTGTAAATCCAAAAGCCTCATGCCCTTTTCACCTCGTAGGCTTTTGGTGCGGTTCCCGTTGTAGTCATTGTCTGTGCGTTGAAAAGGTTCTGCAGTTCATTCTGCATTTTGAGATACATATCAGACTTCTCGTAGTATTTACTGTCTTCTGACTGTGCTAATCTCAGATACAGCCTCCTCAGTGCTACAATCTTTGCATACTCTTTTGCCCACTCAAGCCCTTTGGAGTTGAGATCCTCTGGCTGGACACCGTATAAGGCTAATATTCTTTCTGTATAAACATTAGCAAAGCTTATATCAGTATCACTTGGGCTTATGGGTTCATCTGCAAAGTCTGCGTTTGTAATAAACACAAAGCTCATATCACGCCCTCCAAAGCTTTCATAAACTCTACAGCCACCCTCTTAGCCCTGTTCTGCAAATTTGCAAAGAAGAAAGGATAGGGCTTGCTACCCGGATGGCTGACTTTCTTTCTAAAGATATAACCCTCAGGAGTGGGAATTTTCAAGGCTTTTCTCCGTTTTGGGAGTATGGTGTGCGGTTTTGTCCCAAGCTCCACCCACTTAGCATAATCCGCTTGGGCTATGATGCGTGCGGAGTTGTCTGGTGACATATACCATGTTATAGACCTCTGCAAATTGCCTGTGCGAGGCGTGAAAGCCCGTCCTGCATCTATCCAGTCGTGGATGTCTTCCACATACGTCTCCGCCGCTATCATAACCGCCCTCCTAAGGCTTCTTTCTACTGCGTTTGCTTGCAGTATCTGCGGGAGTTTCTTGATCTTTAGTTCTATCTTCATCTTCAATCACCTCTATTTTGTTCCCATAGATCGCCAATAATCTCCTCAGGAGTTGCTCGGGCACGGGTTCCACGGACACCCCGTCCTTGAAATCGATAACGCCCCCGGGGAAGTAGAGGGGGCTATCTCCTTGCCATGGAATCCTTACTCTCTTCATGATTAGTTATTCACATTGACTATTTTGGCAACATCCCATTTATTCTTGCTTGCCATAGAGACATACCACTTCAGTCTCCATTTTCTCGCATCCTTGTTCTCAAGCCTCCCTACTTCTTCTATTACCACACCAGCATTGTCTCCCATATAAACTCCGTGCGTCGCAGTTTGTCCAAGCCTTACAGCATAAACAGAGGTTAGCCCTGATGTGATAGGGATGTATTCATTTCTGAGAATTGGAATTCCGTTGTAAGCCATGACGGGTCTTCCGAAGTTAGGCAACATCACATGTTCAGGATTTACATACAGAGTTCTCAGCAACGCTTTAATGCTGAGATATGTGCGTGGATGCACTATGATTGCGGTGGGTTCTGCTCCAGCTGGGAATTTCTCCAGCAGCTGATCTAAAAGCTGGAACGAAATAGGAGCACCGCCTGAACCAGCATCAACTATCATACTCGCATCCACGAACCTGTCAAGCCCGTCAAACTCGTTTGGGTTAGCTTGGCTTCCTGTGATAAACAACCTCTTGTATGCTCTTACGATAGCTTCAGATGCTGCGAGAGTTTTCTCAAGCACACGGTCTACAAGCTGCTCTACTGCGGTAGCTTCAAAGTTATAGACTACAACATCTGCGGCGATCATGGAGATTTTGTTCTGCATGACTGTGCCGACCACATCCACCTCGGGAATGGTTCCGTATGGGTCTATAACGGATGCTGTAGGCACATCTCCTGTCCTATACCAGCTATAGATGTTTGTAGGGCTTTTGGTGAAGGGCAAGAGGGCAAACAGTTCATCCTTGTCTGCCATATACTCAATAACTGCCCTCTCTGTAGTTTCTGCGGAAAGCCTGCCTGCTAAAACCTTCAACACGCTCATTATTTAGCACCTCCTAAAAGTTTTTTCAAAGCTTGCTTAAGTTTCTCTTCAGGGCTTTGCAGTTCTGTCTGTTCTGTAGTGTGCGGAGCACCAGAACCGCCGACCGCCCGCACAAGGAACGGGTTCTCATTCAAAAACTTCTCAATAGCAGTATCTACGTCCTCACCATCAATAAGCACCTTGCCCTCCCTGACTTCAATTTTCTTTTCAGCTTTCAGTAGCTTCAAAGCTTTGTCTGCGTCTATGACCTTGTCTGCAAGTTTGCTCTTGACTTGATATTCAGTCAGCAGTTCTTCTTTTTCTTTTTGCAGTTGCTTGAGTTGTTCTTTGTATTGCTTTTCTATCTCTTTAGCTTTCTTCCTCTCTTGTTCTAAAGCTTCGTAAAGTTTGCCTTTTTGTTCTAACAATTGTGCTTGCATATCATCCCAGCTTTCAAAGCCGAGATATTTTGCCTGTTCATCCAGATGCTTTTTCACAAGTTCTTCCACGTTGACAGTCTCTACTTTTTGTTCAGTCTTTTGCTGTGCTTGAGTTTGTTCTTGTGTCTGTTGTTCTTGCTTTTCTTCCATCACTTATCACCTCCGCAGTGCTTGTTATACAGCTCTTGTGCTTTAGTTTTGATGCTGTCCTCTCCGTGCATGCCAGCCAGTCTTATCGCCGAGCGTAGCATGTAGCAGTTAACGGAGCCGTCCTTGTTCTTATATGGGTATCTACGGTTTTTCGGGTCAAGGAAGTAGCCTTCGGGTAGTTTTTCTCTTTCGCTTTCTCTATCCAACCACTTCAGTCTGTCAGTCGGTATATTACGAACTTCGGGCATGGGATAGAAAGATAGAATTGATGCTTAAAAGTCTTTTCGCATTTTGCGAGGTATGGCGTGCTTATATTTTTACTGTAGGTGATGGGATTGCTGCACGATCTTGATGATGTGAAAAAGATTGAGAGGGAACTTGAAAAATACGACAGACTTTTTTTGAAAGCGGGGGAGGTAGCAAAGCTTTTAGGTGTTTCACGGAGATTAGTTCATTACTACTGCCAGCGTGGAGAAATCTTTGCAGTGAAGTTAAGCCCCCGAAAAGAAAGGAAGGGAAAAGGAGGGAGCTGGCTGATTTACAAGGAAAGTTTGATAGAGTTTTTGCTTAGGCGGAATAACTACGAGGTGTTTTGAATGCGGAGGTCTTTGTTTTCTTTGATCTTGTGTAGCTCGCAGTAGCTTCTAAGTCTGCTAAGCAGTGCCTCCGGGAGGGCTTTGGCAAGGTCTGAAAAGCTATTGGATGTGATGAAAAGGTATCTTTCCTGCAATTCTGCAAAGTAGAGAATCTCAATAATTAATTCAAGTCTGGGCTGTGGGAGAGTGGCGATTAAGTCGTCTATCATAAAGCAGTCATAGTCTTTGTATGAGTTGTAAAGCGTCTTTAGGTCCGGGAAGGCTACGCACGAGAGATAGAGAGGGTTTGAGATTTCTCTATACTGCAAAAGCTTTGCAATCTTCCATGTGCACGCAATACTTTTGCCTACGCCGGGTTTGCCGTCAAGGATAATGCCTTTTTTCTTTGCTTCTTTAACTTTCTTCAACGCCTCCGTTTCTTTTAGCCCGTTGAAGATTACCTTCAAATACTTTTCAGGGAAGCCGTTAGCAAGCATCGTGGTATATATTGTCTCCTTGCTAAGTGCCTTAGGCAATACGCTAACCGTCTTTCCTTCTTCCACCATGAAGAAGCTTTCATACTCGTGAATGTGTGCATCTGGGAATACTGCTTTTACTTCTTCTACACTCTTATACACCTTCCTCATCTCTTCACCTCCTCCCACCACAGGTCTATAAGTCTCCATGGGTAGCCTTCGTTGGCGGCTGGCGGTATGAGCTGGATAATGGCGTGCATAATGTATTCTCCTTCTGTGTCTCTGACTCGCACAACGAGTTTGTATGTTCTGTCGTTGCTGTTAATTGTTTTAATCTCTAAGACTTCCTTCACGCCCTCTACCAGCTCCTCTTTTGCTATCCTAAAAAGCAACCTTCTTTTCCAGTCTTGTTTTTGTTTATGACCACGGGATTTCATCGTCAGTCCTCCTACCAAGAGAAGTGGTCGTCTTCGGAACTAAAAGGCTTTTCCTCCTCGCCCCAGCCCCGTAAGTAGTAGTCCTTGCCTCGTTGGTTGTCAGGGCTACTCCATTCCTTTCCGTTTGCTTTTTTGATGTTTGGTAGGTTCTGGCGGAATTGCAATATACCGTTCCACTGTTGGCGGGAGTTCTTAAACGTTTCATAATCTTTTTTCAAACTCTCAATATCCTCTCCGTTTCGTTCGTATATCTCTGCCAGTTCCCTGAGGTGTTTTCCGATGATGTATTTGTAGTCTGTGAATCTGAAGCTTTCGGGCGGTCGGTTATCCCAAAGTTTCAAATACCACCCCATCAAATGCTGGAGTTTTTTTCCATCTTTTTCCTCTTCCTCTTCCTTCATTTCCATCTCCAGCCTCGTCTTCAGTTCCATTAGCACTTTGAATGCTTCTCTGATGTTCTTGCGCATAAGCAACTCTAAAGCTTTGTCTATTTTTTTGAGTATTTGTCTCTCCGTCATGCTACAGCCCTCCTTTTTCTCCTCATCTTCTTAAACTTGCTTTTGATGGCTTGCGGGTGGCGGTTAAGTCTTTTCCCTAACTCCTGCAAAATTGCAGTTTTGCACCCATGCTTGCTTAGAGTTTCCCAGATGAGTTCCTCTTCCCACTTCTCATATCTCCGCCGTTCTTCCATGCCTTTTTCTCTACGCATTCTTTTTAAGAACCTTTTCCTGTATTCCTTCTCGCATTCATCACTGCAGTGCATGTCGCTGTCTTGGACGGGGATAAAAGCCTTTCCACAAACTTGGCATCTACGCATTACCTTTTCTACAGACTCCCCCGGGAAACCAAAAACCGGGGGATTGTCGTTGAGAACTTGCAAAATGCCTGACTTTACCTGTGCGTTTATCAAACTTCTTATCTTCTCTTTGGCATACTGTTTTAGATATTCTGGCGGGTTTAATTCTTTCAAAACCATCCACGGTAAAAACACTCGCAACTTTAGCATAGCTTTCCAGATTTGCCCATCCGTCATGGAGATTTACCTCCCGAAAGCTCTTGTAAGCTTTTCAAAAACTTCTTCGTTAAGTTCTAATTTTCTTGTTTTGGCGGCCTGTAAGACTATCGCTAAGTCTATCGTCGTAAATCCTCTTTCCCTTGCAAATTTGTAAACCTCTGTGCTATCTGCATTTACTCCGAAATGTGCAAGCAGGTGTCGAACAGTATCTTCTGTCATCGGGTTCAGTTCCTTTTTTATCGCTATGCGTTTAAAAAGAGAGTGATTATTCACAGCAATCGTTTTCGGCAGAGTGTGGTCTCCCAAAAAGACGTAGCTGAAGCCTATGTCCTCCGCAAGGTCTTTAAGCTCACTGATAATAAACTGCCTACGGATAATCCTTTGCGTTTCATCAATAATGAATATGGGGTGTAAGGATATGTATTCAATGTGGGATTTGATGAGATCAAGAGTCCCTTCGAGGGTATTTCTCACCCCACTTCCAATAGTAAGTCCTATGAGTCTGTAAAGTCTGCCGCGGGTGAGATCACCATCCGGCATCTTAATATAGAACACATCTCTTTCCGTCTGACTGACTTTCTTGGCAGCTATCGTCTTTCCCACACCCCATGACCCCCATATCAGGGCATGGAGTGGTGTTTCCTGCTCCTCACGGAGCACCCTGAGGACTTTGACTGTTTCTCTTATAATTTGTTCTGCGTGCGTCATGGCTTTTCACCTCCTAAGAGTTTTATTGGATCCCACTCCTCTTCCTCGGGCGGTTGAGGTTGAGGAGTGGGTTGTAAGCTTTGTTCGGTAGCACTTAGAAGTTCTAGAAAGGTTGCGGTCTCTTTTTGTTGCTGTAGCATTTGTATTTTCTGCTGTTCAATTTCAAGCAGTTCTTCTTTTAGCTTTCTCTCTCTCCGTTCTATCCGCCTTTCCTTGTTCCTTAGCTCTCTAATCTCCGCCGTGTCAAGGCTGGGAGCGTCGGTGGATATTAACTTTGCAAAACCCAACGGAGTTCTCTCCTTCTCGTCCCATACTTCCAGATACGTAGCGTTCTCTATATCTCTGTAGCATACAACTGTGGGTGCTTTCCTATTCCTGCCGATCTCTCCAGCCCGATCTTCTGATGGGTAGAAAAATTCATATACGAGATTTTCAATTCTTATATTGTTATTACGAACCACTCGCACGAACCTCTCTCTAAAGGCTTTCCTTAGTTCATCCTCTTCTACCTTCCTATACTCAATCGTGGCATGTAGCTGCTCAGGAATAACAGGTGTTTGGGAGTGTTCAAATCTGTGTTGTGATTTGTTGTATTGTTCTATTGCATCTTTGAGGGCGTCTTCAAAGCTTTTGTGCGTAGTGGTGTAATACCTGAGGAGGTCTTTTAAGTCCCGGAAACCTCGTTCTATAAGCTTGCTGTTCGGGCTGTATGGTCTTGTGCGTGTGATTTGAATGTTGAGGGCTTGGAGTCCTCTTTCAACTATTTTTGCCTTCAGGACTGCCTCGTTGTCTGTTATGATGCGTTCGGGTAGCCCATACTTTCTGAATAAAGAGATTAGAAAACGAGCCACTTGAAGTGCATTGAAAGCCTTGTTATAGTGCTGTGCTAAGGTGTCTTCCTTCGCTTCTACTACCAAATAGTCAAGAAACGCTCCTGACCATCTTTCCCTAACACATAAGAAGAAATACCTTTTCCCTCTCCAGCTGTAGCTTGTTGCATCTATCTCCCATTCCGCTGGCTCCCGCCTTTGCTTGCCCTTTGACTTCCTATATTCTGCAATTTCCGATTTGTCTCTCCTCTTCATCTCCAGACCTTCCCAGCCACCAAACCTTTCCCTAATCACTTCCTCAAGTCTCCGTCTAAATGTTCTTTCATTCCTTATCCCTCTCGCTTGCAAATCAACTTCCAGAAGTTTGTATATCTTGGCTATTGATAAAACCCTTGTTCTCCCTTTTTCCTCCCTGCTTAGCTTTAGTAGTTCTATTACCCTATCCCATATCTTGTCCTGCAACAGGAGTGTATCTTTTCGCTTCTCCTCTGCTTGCAACTTCAGCGGTTCTTTCACCCACCGTTCCACCGTGCTTTTGGGTATCCCTAAAATTCTTGCAATCCTTCTGATCGGGATATTGAGGGAGTAAAGCCGTAAGGCTTCCAGCTTCCTTTCGTCCATTTCTGCCCTCCCTTGCGACTACCAGCCTCTTACCGCCTTCTTAGAGAACTCCTTAACCTTCTCATACACCTCGTCCGCTATCTGAAATGCCCGCTCCCATCCCAACTTCACACCCATGTCCATTAACAACAATTCAAGGTTCTTCCGGTAGTGTTCCTCTATGCTTGGTGGAGGAGTTTGTTCTTTCTTTTCCTTTGCTTTTGCTTGCTTTTGTTCTTCTTGTGCTTTTTTTCCGAACTTCTTTTCATAATCCTCTTTGAGGGCTTCCCATGTCTCTTCGGGTGTGGTTTCTTCAATCTCTTTAGCTATCTGCTCTAACTTTTCCCATTCCTCTTGTTTTATAAGTTCTTCTACCTTCTTCACCACCCTCTCTACAACAGAGTCCACTATCCTTAATCCCTTTTCTCTTAAAATCCTTTTGACCGCTTTCCTCGTTTTGGATTCCCTCGCCCACCTGTCCTTCTCTCCTTTTACTTCTTCTTTTATCTTGTTGATTTCTTCTTCGGAAAGGCTGTCCTCGGCGGGTTCTGGTATTTGTTTATACACTGCAAGTAGTTCATCAGCGTGCTGGTGCAGAATTTCATCTAC